AATCAGAGTGATAAATATTATCTCTATAAGTTTTTCCGACGAAAGATACGATATTTATTATTGATATTTTAATTTCATATCCTTTGATATATGGCAGAAACAATTCTTTCACCAAGTACTTACTTATTTGAAAACGATGGATCTCAAATACAACAACAACCATTTACTGTCGGAGCCGCACTTATTGGCCCCACAGCTATTGGTCCTGTTGAAAGACCAACTTTAGTAACTTCTTATAGTGATTTCAAATCTAAATTTGGAACAATATTTAGTACAGGTAGCGCAACAGAAGAGTATTTTACTTCTTTAGCTGCTTATACATATTTTAACCAAGGAGGAGATACATTATTAGTAACCAGAGTTGCATCAGGGAGTTACACTCCAGCAACTGCATCTATTCCAGCATTTACAGGTAGCATAAATTCATTTGTTCTTGAAACTCTTTCTCAAGGTACGTTATTAAATAGCGATCCTGGAGCAGGTCAAGTCACTGGATCAATACTACCAAGCGGATCAGTTAATAATCTTAGATGGGAAATTACAGCAACCAATCCATCAAGTTCTGGTTTATTTAGTTTAGCTATTAGATCAGGTGGTGATAATGAAAATAATAAGTCTGTGTTAGAAACATGGAATAACTTATCATTAGATCCAAATGAAACCACATTTATTGAATATGTGATTGGTAATCAAACCACTCAACCAGTAGTAGATGAAAATGGTGATTATCAAATTCAAATACTTGGTTCATATCCAAACAACAGTAGATATGTAAGAGTAAAATCTACAACATTAGCTCCTAATTATAACACAGCATCAGTATCAGATAAAAACTCAATGCCTAAAATAGGTTCAGGTTCATTACAAGGATCATTTGGTGGAGCAACAGGTCCATTATTTGGAGCACTTGGTATTGCACCTTTAAACTTATTTGAAAACATTCCAACAACTGATGCAGTAACAGATTTATTAAACATCCAAGGATTAAGAAATACTTCTTATAACATAGCCATTAACTTATTGAAAAATAAAGATTGGTATATTTTTGATGCAGTATTCATTCCTGGATTAACATTACAAAATGCACCATCACAAGTTAGTTCATTAATTAACTTAGCAAAAGAAAGAGGAGATACAATTGCAGTTATTGATTTGACAGCAACTGGATCAAATACAACCACTGCAGTTAATATTGTAGCTGGAATTGATTCAAATTATGCAGCAACATATTACCCTTGGGTAACTGTTAAATCAAATGAAACTGGTAAAATAAGAAGGGTTCCTCCTTCAACAGTTATACCAGGTGTGTTTGCTTATAACGATAAAGTAGCTGCATCATGGTTTGCACCAGCAGGTATGAATAGAGGTAGTTTATCTACAGTTCTTGCAACCGAATCAAGATTAAGTAAAACTCAAAGAGACACTTTATACAATTCAAGAATTAATCCAATTGCAACATTACCTGGATCAGGAGTTGTAATTTACGGACAAAAGACATTGCAATTAAATGCAAGTGCACTTGATAGAATTAACGTAAGAAGATTAATGATTACGTTGAAGAGATATATTGGTCAAATAGCAAACACTTTCTTATTTGAACAAAACACAGCAGCTACAAGAGCTAAGTTTGTAAATCAAATCACACCTTATCTTGAATCAGTACAACAACGTCAAGGATTGTATTCAGCCACAGTAATTATGGATGAAACAAACAACACTCCAGATGTTATTGACAGAAACATGCTTGTAGGTGCTATTCAAATACAACCAGCTAAAGCAGCAGAATACATATTATTAACATTCAACATTGAACCAACTGGAGCAACTTTTGGAGCATAAGATATTTATAAAAGAATAAAGAAAACAACAACATGGGAAATTTAGATCCGAACGAAATAATGTTTACCGCTTTTGAACCTAAAGTTCAAAACAGGTTTATATTTTATATTGATGGAATTCCATCATATTTGATTAAAAAGGCCGCTTCCCCTCAAATCCAATTCACAGATGTAAAGTTAGATCATATCAACATTTACCGTAAGTTAAAAGGTAAGGGAGAATGGCAAGATATGACATTATCTTTATATGATCCAATTGTTCCATCAGGTGCGCAAGCAACAATGGAATGGGTACGTCTAAGCCATGAATCAGTAACAGGAAGAAATGGATACAGTGACTTCTATAAGAAAGACGTTACTATGAATATTTTAGGTCCTCCCGGAGATGTTATTTCAGAATGGATAATTAAAGGAGCATATGTTAAATCAGCAAATTATGGAGAATATGATTGGTCAAATGATCAATACATTACCATCGACTTAACAATTGCAATGGATTATTGCGTATTGAACTTCTAATTGTGTAATTAATTTTTTGGGAAGGTCCTTGGCAACAAGGACTTTTCTATTTATAAGAGATATGAAGATTAATAATATAAAATTAAGGATTCCATTAAATGAAACCATTCATATTCCTAACCTTAATTATTACGAAAATCTATTAAATACGAGTGGTAAATTTGATAAAGTATATTATCAAAAATTAATAGCATCTATTAAGAAACAAAAAAACTATGCTACTCCTAATCAATATCATACATTACAAAAATTAAAAGTAGGAATTCAAGAATCTATTTCTTCTGATCATTATGAAAAGAGGAAAGAGGAAAGAGGACATATACTTGATATAACTCTTCCTGATGAAGCGTATACTGGATATGATAAAGAAGAAACTAAAATCAAATTAATTGCAATATTACAAAATGAATTAAATTCAAGATTAAAAGCAATAGAAGGAAAAGATATAGCATCGTCTTTTAAAAATAATGTTTTACTAAAAGTATTCAAACCAGTATTAACTAATAGTGGTAAAGAATATAATGTTAGATCACATTTTAAAACTACGGATAAAAACGGACAGTTAGTTGATGGTAGTGGGTATTTATATTATTTAATTATAAGAGATAATGTATTAATCACTTTGTTGGTAACTAGAATTGAAGATGAAACTGATGATGTTATAATATCTGACGCTAAAAATCACCTTGAAAGAAAAACTAGTGCTGAAGCAGACCGACCATTTGTGGTTACTCCAAAGCCTTCTTTTAAAATAGACATTGAGCAAGTACATGGTAAAGAAAAAGAGTTACAGTTAAAAGAACCTCCAAAAGAAGATACAGTTCCATATATACCAAGAACAGATTATAGAGTAGGTGCTAAGTTTATCCATAAAGTGTATGGTGAAGGTATCATTACAGAAACCTCAAGTGGAGTAAAAGGTCAAGGAGATGCAAATGGAAGAGTAGATTGGATAAAGGTAGATTTTGGAGGAAAAGGGTATCTTATAAAAGATAAGAACGGTAAATTACAACATACAACAATAAGGGAAATTAAACCAGTATTTACAAAAGTATTTTTCGACACACATAAAAAAATGTAATTATGATGACAGTAATTCTATTAATATCGCTCGTTTTTACATTTGCTTATTTAACAACATGGGTACAGTTTCAAAAATACCAATTCTTAGAAAGAGATTACAATATTGTAGCTAAACACAAAGAATACAGTAAATTGTGGCATTTGTGGAAAGGAGCAAACCAAGGTGTTTTCTTTGTTTTAATAGGTTATCTATTTGGATGGCAATTAGCACTTATAAATGCTTTTACATACTGGGTATTATTTGATGGATTCTTAAATATCCTTGTGTTAAACAGATGGTTTTTTTACGTAGGTTACACATCATGGATTGATAGGGCATTACGCTCGACTATGGGATTTATTAATAAACTACTATCTCACATTAGCCCTAAACTTATAATATCAGTAGAGTTCTTGTCGTTTATGATAAAAGCAGGGCTATTGGTGGGAAGCTTATATATTTATTATATATGATATCAATATATAGCCTTTTGGAAATTACTATACCTGATAACTCTAATGAAGGGTATGATAAACGTTTTAGTCAATTATTTAAAGAGTTAGTCCCTGGATCAGGTTCAGCAGGCACATTAGAAGGTGAAATAGTGAGAGCGGCTATGAAAATAGCATATCGATGGTATAATGATGGAGATAAGTATTATAAAGGATATGGTAAAGAAACAGCAGGTCCTGCCGCAAGATTTCTTAAACAACATGGATTTAAAATAAACGCAAAAAGTGCACCGCCTACTGATAAAGGATATGAAGATTTTTTAAATCAACTAATGAAAGATGTTGTTGATCGCGTTGAATCAAAAAATGGAGAATATACACCATTTTCAGGAGATATGTACGACAATCTTAATGAAATTACAACATCAAAACCAAAAGATTTTGAAGAGATAGAAGTATGTGGACATTGTGGTGGAGAAATAAGTAATCAAGGATATAGTACTGATTATGACTGGGAATCATGGACTGTTTGTAATGATTGTGGACAAGTAGAAGGCGAAACAGTAACAAAATACATATGTCCTTATTGTGGTGATATTAAAGATACAGAAACATGCGATTGTCTTAGTGATTCAACAGGTCCAATGTAATGAAAATAAAATTATGAGAAATATAAATGAAGTTCTTAGAGAGAAATTAAATGCTCTTAAAGATAAAAAAAGAATGCAAGAATTAGCTGGTAATCAACCACAAAAATCACCTGACAAAAAACCACAGCATGAACCAGTAACTATTCCAAGACCCCATGTTGATCCTAATACAAAACCAAGAAGGAAACACGTAATAGGAAATCCTGATGTTGATCCAAAACCAAAAGCAGAAGGAGCAAAAGATGTTGCAAATAAAATTGCAAAAAGATTCCAAGACGAAGGGGGTAAATTGTAATGATAACAATAAAAGAAATAGTAATTACTAAAGAACCTAATCCTGTTTCTTCAAAAGAGATACCTGAAGAGCTTCAGGAAGTAGACCACGAAAATATCTGGGATTCAGATATGATGAAATCTCTTTCTGATAAGTCAAAGGAGGCTTTACAAAAAACATTAGGTAATAAACCAAGTAAACAAATTGGAAGAGATTTAGGTAACATATTACGAGCTGTGTCTGAAGCTGAATCTAACTTTAGGCCTCAGCTTGAAAATCTTGTTGTTAGAATAGTATCTGAATTATTTCCTATTGTAGAAGATCAGAATTGGAAGATAGATGTTAAAATAGTTGATCGTGATTCTTCAGAGTTAAATTTTTCTAAAGATGAACCATCTACTCCTCTTCCTAGTACTCCTGAGACTGCTCTTACAAGAAGACGTATTATTAATAGTATAACGCAAGGTGCATCCGTAAGAGGTGCATATGGGTTTCATTTATTTAAAGATGCTTTAGATCAAATGAATCCTGATTTAGCAGATATGTACCAACAAACACTTGACCATGCGTTAGGTATGTATAATAATGAAGAAACAGTTGCTTATATTTTACAACAAGTAGCTAATGATAAACAATCAGAAGGTGGTTCAAGCGATATAGAATATAATGAAGAACAAGATCGATTTATTCTTAAAGCCAGAGGAGTTAATTTTCCAGTATTATTACATGAATGTATAAAAGCTTTATATGAAGTTGTAGGTACTGAGGGATTCGGACATGATAAAGAAAGAAATAAGGATATTGTAAAGAATGTCGATAAACTTGAAAACGAACCAAGAGATTTACAATACGGCCCTATGCTGTATGATGCTTTGAATAATTTATTTGTAGATTCTGGTATAGATGATAGTAGAGTAAGAGATATTTTCTTTACTAAGGTATATAAAATACCTGGTCAAGAGTTTGTACAATTTATGCAAAATGTTTATATGGAAAAACTTACACCACAACAAAAGAAATGGGTGGGTGAAACATTACAGCAAATTGCACAAGATTTAGGAACTGAAGATGCAAGTACATCTGTACATGGAAGACCTGATATAGAAATTTAATGGTAGCGATAAGTAAAATATTACCTGAGATAACTCTTTCTAAACCAACCAAACCAGTTACGCTGGTATTTAATGAAATTACAGTTGGTCCTGAACAAGATAAAAGTTTTATTTATCCTGAAGAAGATGATACTTTATTATCGTGGTTCCAAGCAAACGGGTTAAGGTTTACATTTACAGATAAAGGAGCATATGGAAGTTCTAGTAAGGTAGGTCATATATTTGGCGACGAAGA